GGCCGGATATACTTCCGGCTCCTTTTTTTAAGGAGAGTAAGCATGATTAAAGTTGGAGATAGGCTTACGATTGATGGCAAACTTGTTGAAGTTACTTATGTAATGAATGATAGTTGCTATTCGTATAAGCCTGTTAAAGAAGCTAAAAAAGAAGAAATTAAAGAGGTTCAACCAGAAAAAATGGATGAAACTCTTGTAGAAGCTCCAAGAAGGAGAAGAAGAAAGGTGTAAAGCATGATTACCTGGAAGGATATAAAATATACAACTTTACAGAAAATGTTCAGTATCACAGGATCATCAACAAATATTCCTAATGATTCTGCAACAATGGAATATGTTAATGCTATGCCACAGGCGTGTAATGAGGCGCTTCAGCTTCTTACTACTGCTGGAAAGTTCATTATCAAGGAATACCAGTATATCAATTATCCTTTCGATAATATGCTTGGTAAGGACACATTCAAGACATATTCTATTGTGAATGACTCTAAGACATTTAGCGTTGATGGTGCTTTGTCATATTACTTCAAAATTTCCGGCAAGCCTATTTCTTGTAAGTTGTTTGTTGGAGATAGAGAGGTAGTAGATTTCTTCCCTGATACTGAGGAAGAGATTGATTATAAGGTGTTCAGGACATTTAAAGGTAATGTGCCTACTCCTACTTGGGGTGATGGCGAAGAGCCTAGTACTGTTGTGAGCCTTGTGATTGAGACTAGGACACCAGTAAATGTTATGAATGTATGCTTTTATGATTGTGAGTTTAATTCAGCTGATGAAGTCCCACAGTATGAGAAGTATATAAAAATAAAAATGTCTGATGTTTTGGATGATTTTTACCAGTTGGCGCCTGCAGAGCTTTATGATCTCGGTGTGTCTGGGGACCAGTACATTGTAGCTGATAGGTATTTTCAGGAAGCAGACAAAACATTGGTTATCCAGCGTGATAAGCCTGGCGTATATGTTATTCATTATAGGGCATATCCGCAGCAGATTACACTTGAAACACCGGATGATACAGAGCTTGCACTTGATCCTGAAGTTGCAGCATTGATTCCTTTGTATATGGCTTCGCAGTTGTATAAGGATGATGATAATGCGATTTCTACAGTTTATAGAAATGAGTTTGAAGTAGGCCGCGATTCATTATCGCAAGGCGCTTTACTTCCAAAGAAAGAGAAATTTATTCCTTCTAGCGGGTGGGCATAATGGCAATTCAATTCAATATTCCTAATAGTCCAACTAAACAAGTATATGAAGCAACTAATTTTCTTGGAGCTGACTTTACATCTGAAGCTTCTACAGTAGACGATACAAAATCGCCTAATGTAGAAAATATGATAAGGTCCGTTCCTGGAAAGATTAGAAAAAGAATGGGATATAAGCTTTTTGCTGACTATGGCGAATGTATTTATGGTGTTCACCATTTGTCTACAACGGACACATGGCTTATTCATGCAGGAAATAAACTGTACAATCTGACAGCGCCTAAGGGTTCTAAATGGATAGATCATGTTAACAATTTCATTGTGGACCATGATGCGACGCCTAATAACATTTTATTTCAGAATGGTGATGTATCAATAACATTGGTATATACCGGAATGGCACGTCATAGATCGGTTAGTTTTCAGCTTAATCAAAAGCTAGTTATTCTTGATGGAACAAAGTTAAGAATATATGACGGTTCTACCGTTAGGCCGGTTGAAGAGATTGCTTATATTCCTACATTGACTATCGGTAAAGATTACACTGGTGGTGGTACTGATTATGAGCCGCTTAATCTTTTGCAGCCAGGATTTATAGAACAGTTCTATGTAAAAAGCGATCAGGCAAGTGTAAAAACATTTCAGCTTACATTTGGCGGATTGGATTCTACTGCTGTTAAGGCGTGGATTCTTGATGGTAATGGTAACTGGCAGTTAAAGACAGAAGGTACTCATTTTTCAGTAAATAGAAGTACTGGCGTGGTAACGTTTACTGCGGCCCCTGGCGCAAGTCCTATTACTGGTGAAGATAATGTAAAAATTCAGGCATATCGTACTGTAAGTGGTTATGCTGATAGAATAAATCATTGTACTATTGGCGCTATGTTTGGTGTCAATGGAGCTGGTGATAGGTTGTTTGTTTCCGGCAACCCGGATCAGGGTTCTAATAATGGGGAGCTATTCACATATATAAACTGTGACTGGTTCTCGCAGCAATACGATCCTACATATTTTGCTGATGTTTGGTATTCAAAACTTGGAAGCGATACTTCAGCAATAATGGGATATTCAATTATAAATAACTATTTAGCAGCGCATAAGGATTATAACGAACTTACTCAATCAATTCTTATCCGTGAGGGTGATCTTGTGGATGATGAGCCGGTGTTTAAGCTTATCAATACTCTTCAGGGAGCCGGCGCTATTTCAAAGTATTGTTTTTCATATCTTGCAACAGAGCCGGTATTCTTAACAAGACTTGGAGTATATGCGGTTACTGCGCAGGATATTACGGGCGAGAAATACGCACAGGATAGAAGTTATTACCTTGAAGGTAAGCTGCTAAAAGAGAATAACCTTGCGGATGCTATAGCTTATTCTTGGAAGGATTACTATATATTAGCAATAAACAACCATTTGTACATTTTGGATGGTTTACAGCCTATTCATACTGATAGATCAAGGCCATATGCAACTAGACAGTATGTAGGCTTTTATTTTACAAATGTTCCGGCAACTTGTTTGTTTGAAATAAATGGAGAGTTGTTCTTTGGAGCTACGGACGGAAAAGTATTCAAGTGGAATACAGATGAGAAAGCGCTAGATTCCTATAATGATAACGGTACTGCAATTAATGCTGTTTGGGAAACTGCTGATATTTCGGAAAAGCTTTTTTATAAAAAGAAAACCTATAGATATGTCGCACTTAGGTGTATGCCTGAGATTTCTTCATCTGTTCAGATATGGGCACAGAAAGAAGGACAGTGGACGGAGCTTAAGAATGATGTATCAACACTTAAATATTTTTCTTATGAAAATTTAACATATTCTAAACTGACATATTCATGTAACAGGACGCAGCGAGTTACCGCAGCTAAGATAAGGCTTAAGAAACTGGATCATGTTAGGTTTAAGTTTGTAAATGATCTGCTAAATGAGCCTTTAGGTGTAAATGACTTTGCTGTTGAATACACGCAGGCAGGGAATGTCAAATAAGGAGGAAATATGGCTTTTGATAAAATTACAAATCAGGACAGAGCCGGAAAGGGAAATGTGGGGCAGCCAGATACCCCGGCATTAACAACTGCTGATATGCAGACTCAGATGGATTCATTACCTAATCTTGCGATAGATAAGTTTAATGAGTTCATTGATAAGATAAATGCTGCAAGTACTGGCGCTATTAACATTGGTGCGACTGTTCCGCCTGGAATTGGTGTTACTGCTCAGGCCAATGTGCAGTCCGTATTAAATGCTATGGCAACTAACTTGGCGTTAAATACTCAGAATAGACATAGCCATGCGAACAAAGCAGTTCTTGATGGAATAACTCAGCCGGAGTTGAATGAATATAATCGAATAGCTGCTTTTTTAAATACTATTCTTTCTGTTGCGACTTCAATAACTAATGATGATAAAGCGTTGGCTACGGCTGGCGCTGTTTATGATTATGTCAATAATTTTGATATGAGACAGAAGATATTAGCTACGGCTTGGCCTGTTGGTAGTGTTTACAGCTCAAGAGGTACATCCCCTACGGCAGTGTTTGGTGGATCATGGAATGTACTTGATACGGATTCTAAGAATGTAACAAGATACATTAGAGTATCGTAAGGAGGTAGAAAATGGCTAATATTCCTATAAGTTCGCTTCCTGCAATAAGTACAGTTAATGATAATTATTTGCTGGCTGTTGATAATGGTTCTACCACTTATCAGATCACAGTCGGAAACTTTAATAATTCGGCTTCTGCAACGGCTAGACAGTATGCTCAGCAAGCGGCTTCTTCTGCAACTGCTGCAGCAAATAGCGCTGCTTCTGCACTTAATTCAAAGAATGAAGCGGCTAACCTTATTACATCAGCGCAGACTATTGTTTCCAATGCGCAGGCATATGCTAATAGCGCACAGAATAGTGCTAATAGCGCACAAAATAGCGCAACAACTGCTACAAATAAAGCAGCTCAGGCAGCAAATAGTGCAACTCAGGCTGCACAGAAGGCACAGATCGTAAGTGATTATGCTACAACTTCTAAATCATGGGCCGTTGGTGGAACCGGCACAAGGCTTAATGAGGATGAAGATAACTCAATGTGGTATGCCAACACTGCGCGAGATGCTGCAGGAAATGCAAGTGGTAGTGCTCAGAGTGCTTCAGTTTCAGAAACAAATGCGTTGTCATATGCTGATAATGCAAGAGACTATATGTCAACAACTTCGGCTCTTGTAAATCAGGCTGATGGTTATGCGAATGCAGCTTCAGATAGTGCAGCAAGCGCAGCAGGATATGCAGCAACAGCAAATAACGCTAGGCAGATTGCAGAAAATGCTTCAAATGATGCGTCAAGTGCTAATGCAAGCGCACAAAGAGCTGCTTCAGATGCACAGGGAGCTTTGGCAGCAATAAATACATTGTTGAATGATCCACACTTTACAGTGGATTTTACGACAGGTGAACTTATGTATGATTCTGGTTTATTTAATTTCCAGATTAACTATACGACAGGTAACTTAGAATGGGAGGTAGCATGAAATGATTAGTGCCGGACGTGTACTTATAATGCCTAGAGGCGCGTTTGATATTAATACTCAGTATGAAATGTTAGATTTAGTTTCATATAATGGTAGTTCGTATCTAGCGCTTACAACAACAATAGGCAACTTACCTACAGACACAACAAAATGGATGTTGTCTGCGTATGGCGGAAATGCAGCAAATGTAGCTGGTAACTTTGCAGTGATTGAAACTACAGATATTGCTACAGTGACGCATAATGAAGGGACTTTATTTATTGATGAGAATAGCCAGTTTATGAAGGCTACTCAGACAATCAATATAGGCGATACTATTGTTAGTGGTACAAACTGTACGCCTACTACGGTGGAGCAGCTTTTGAATGAGATCACGGCATATGTAGATGGCCTTGATAGTCAAAATCGTAAACTTTACGGTGAAACTGAAATAGCAGCACAGACTGATTTGCATTCATTGGCTATTGGAGAGTATTACAAGTCAAAGACAACTTTTTATGTAACAAACGGTCCTGATGGAATTAGTAATGTTACTTCTGCAGTGTTTAGATTAACGATTGAGGCTGCACTGAAAGATGGTTCAACAGCATCAAGTCCATTACTTCTTACCTTGAGAACTCCGGGTGGAAAGATTTATACTCAGAATTTTGATGGTAGTACCTGGGGAGAATGGACGATTTTAAGTGAGCAGATCGAAGCTGCGGAGAATGGCATATCCGACATTGTTAATGTGCTTGGGGCAAAGAACTTACTGAAAATCAGTGCGACAAGCAATACGGGGAGTGGAATAACATTTACTGTAAATACTGATTCAGATGGTAATGCGGAATCTATCACAGTTAACGGAACAGCCACAGCAGCTAGATATTTCACTATTTCAAGACAAGATTTTGGTAATGTACGCTTTGCCACAAACGGAGTAAATAATTCCGATTACATAATAAACGGTTTGCCTGCAAACGGGCAGTTTTATCTTTTCTACAATGAAACATCAAAAACAACAAACATAGCTGTTCAAGAGGGCTGCACAGTAGACAATGTAACAGTATATCCAATGATTCGCCCCAAAAACATAGAAGATGATACATGGCAACCATACACCAAGACCAACAAAGAGCTAACTTCGGATATTCAGACTTTAG